GTGAAGTTAGCACTACCCAAGATAGCAACCTGTGTAAACGATCTAAAACTCATCTTAAGGACATTTTTTTCCAAGTGTTCTTGGTAGTCTCTTACTGTTGCGTCTTGATTTACAAACTTATCATCGACATAGAGTTCAAATTTATTTGGTTTAGCACCACGAATGACCTTGTATTCTCTCCTTCCGATATTGAATTCTACTTCTACAAGCAGTTCCTTCATATTGATAGAATTTATTAGCAAGTCTTTCTTCAGATTCCTAAATCCACGACCATACAACCCAAAACATAGAGCGTCAAGAAGCGTAGATTTACCAGCTCCATTTTCTCCTAGTATAAGAGTTGTTTGGTGTGCATCAAGTGTAATTTCAGTAAATGTATTTCCCGATGAAAGTAAATTCTTCCACCTAACTTTTTTAAAATTTATCATAGATAGTTATGTTCGTCTAGCGCCTCATTATATAATGTTGTCATAAGGTCATTTAAGGGTTTTTTCTTGCCCTGTATCTCTAGACCATCAACATATTTTGATAAAATTGTGAGTGTGTCCTCCACATCTTCTATCTCATCATCATCCATAAAATCCATATGTTTGTTATCATCCACTACAGATACATGAAGTGGTGTTTGGGCATGTATCTTATCAAGATACGCATCATACCAGTATGGATTTTCTTTATTAACTACAATAACTTTGACAAACTTACCAGCATACTGTGAGTAGTCTGCATTTGAAATAGATTCAAAACTTTCTTTGCTGTCATCGTAAAACGCCTTCTCAAATATTGTCAAGGGGTTGTGTACTGGTAGCATTGACTGATCTTCAGTATCGAAAATGTGGAATGATTTAGCATCGCCATAATCTGACCATGTAAATTGCATTTGAGAACCGACATAGTGTATGTTCTTAACTTCCGATTTGTGGTGGAAGTGTCCACTATAAACTTTATCATATCGTTTCAGGTAAGTGTGATCTAGTCCATGTTGACATGTCATGCCAGGCTGCATCAACGCACCTTCGATTTCAAAATGACCCATGCAGATTGAAGCTTTAGCGTTCAATAAAAACTCAACAGAATCAGCGTAGTTATCAGGATTGATCCATGGAACCAATGCAATATTAAATCCATCATATTCTTTGACCAAACACTCAGAGTAAACAGTCACATTGGGTTGATTGTATAACAATAGCTCAGGTGAATTTACATCATTGGTGTTCTTATAGTAGGTGTCATGATTACCAATAATTAAGTCCATGGTAATACCACGTTCGTTCATTGGTTCTATGAAGTGCTTAATGTTAGCTTTCATAGTTGCAAAGTTTATATACTTACGTCTATCAAAATAGTCTCCCATGTGGATGATATGTTTGATATCATGTTTGTCCAAGTATGGAAAGAACACTTCGTTATAGAAGCGTCCTTGGTAGTTTGACATTTCTATCATGTCCCCACGAACACCACAATGGGTATCATTAAGTATTGCAATTTTCATAATCTATTCGTCTGTAAAGTTGTCTAAACTAGCCTTTTTGGAAGTTGACTTCCTGACTTTCTTGGTCTTCCTAGGTTCATACGCCACTCTATTCATATTTTCTTGCATCCACTCAACATTTGTATTAGTTAAGGTGGGATCGTGTTGGCCATCGATAGTATCGAAAGCGTCTAGGGTAACTGAAGTGGCATCGATAGCCTGTTGTTTGATATAGACTTGTTTCTTTTCCTTCTGTATTCTCCTTAAGAAGGCGTAGTAACATATCTGTGTGACATATGCAAAAGCATTGTTTGATTTTTCTGTGTTGAAGTTTCCAAGGTATTGTATGCAGTTCTCAATTGCATCACATATCATCTCATCTCTATAAGTGTAGTTGATGAAGTTGGGTCTTGTAGATAATCGAGTTGCAATCTTATAGATACACTCTCCTATGTATTCCGACATTTGTGGGCGTGGAGTTTCCTTGGCCTTTGCTTCCTGAATTTCGGAAACATATACAGCAACAGCCGCAGTAAAGTCCTTGTTGTTTACGTAGTGTTCACTTACTTTTTTAGTTGTCATGTCTCTATTATACACTATTAGTACAATACAGCAAGTGGCTTTTAAAACTAATTAATTTGAAAATACTTACTTTAATTTAGAAAAGCCACTGTACAGCTTTAAAATCATAGTGTATCCTAGCTTATGTGCCAGAGGGGTAAGCTTATATAAGGGATGAAGTGTCGGGTAAGTTCTTATATCTGCAATAGTATTTAGGAAGACAAGAATACCAGCGTATATATTATTACTGAGGCAATTACCGGCGAGATTCCAATCAGAAACGTCAAAAGCATTTCCCTCATAATATCTCCCCATGTAGGGTTAGAGTTAATCATACGATCAACCCCTGTATAGAAAAAGTAAAGAGGGAAAGAAGCATAAAAACTTCAATCCCATCTTTTATGTTAGTCGAACGAGCTTTCATCTTTAGAGGGATGCAAAATACATCACAGCAAAAGGTAGAAAGAACGGAAGAGTCATCAGCACTAGAAATTCGATAGCGTCACATGCTTTACAGACAATTCGATTGTCTCTTAAGTTTTGGACTTCTCTAGCTTTTCGCACCATGCTCTTCGCAAAATAAATTGCAGTGGCCATGGTTATCCTTAGTTTAAAACTATGTCAAGAAACGAAGACCGCCTCTCATACGCATCTATTTAGTAAAACAAAAAACCTAGTGTATTATGTCTGGCGTATCCTTCATCATCAAACGAATTTCTTCATCCGACAACTCATCTAAAAACTCGTCTTCATCGTCCTGAAAACTATATTCATCTCTAACTACACCCGTAGCATCATTAAATAAGGATAGCGGTATAGTTCCATTCTCTAACATCGACATCCATTGTGACGATGCTTTGTCGTATGCTGGGATGTATTGTTCTGCACATGTTCCTCTGAACATAATATCTTCTTCGTTAAGTTTTATAGTAACATCTTTATTAGTGGGTGCAAATGGATAAAACTTACAGTTGGTAGTTGTACTATTGATCGGAGTTAGTTGATAACACATAGGCAATGTGACTTCAACACCCTCGGGCATTTCACGTACCATTCCAACGAACTCCGTTCCGATTCGCAATTTGATCACTTGATATTTTGTTGGTAACATAGTTTCGTCTGTCATTTTAAATCAAACTGTCGTATTTCGTACATAAATCCTTCCTCGTTATAGATATTTATACGTTCCTTAAGGTGGTTTAAAGTAAAGTTTTGACACTGTAAATCGTCAGCTATATCAAACAACTTCATTTCAGTCTTACCATCCGTCTTACGTAGTCCTCTACCAATCGATTGTAGGTTTCTAATTCTAGACTTAGACGGTGATGCAAAGACTACATTATCAATCTTCTTAATGTTTACCCCAGTCGAGAAAGTTCCGTATGACGCTAGTATGACATTGTCATCAGCCTCCTCTACTAGAGTTCTTACCAGTTCTCTGTCCTTTGTATCAGTCCCACCATATACATAATGCAACTTATCCCCCAACCGTTTCATCATCTTATTGTGTAGGAGAACCCCGTGTTTCTCTACGTATTGAAATAATACTAGTGTGTTCCCTTTAAGAGAATATACAAGGTTACATATAAAATCATTACGAGCCTCATGACTTACTAGGTAGTCCATCTCATCTTGGTATGTGGTTTTCTTTTGTTTAGTATGACGAAGTATGACACAATCGATCTTCAATTGAGCAATGGTTCCCGACTCCATCAATTCTGCGGTGGAGATGACTTTTTTTACAGGCCCGAATAATCCTTCTAGTTGCAATCGATGTACTTCCGTCCCATCCAGTGTACCAGTACATCCAATACGTACAGCAGTTTTATTCATCTTCTCTAAAATAGTTTTAAGTGTTTGAGCTTTGAATAAGTGAGCCTCATCACCAATAACAACATCGAAGGCCTGCATAACATCTTTGGGTGCTTTTGCAAATGACTGCCATGTTGTAATTGTTATAGGTGCGTCAAAAACCTCTTGTCCGTGGTAAATTTTACAAACCCGTTCTTTATACCCATATTCTTCAAAGTCTTTTGTCATCTGTTCGACCAGTGACGTAGTAGGTACAATGATGACTGTCTTGGTGTCGTAGTACCTTGCTAACATGTATATGATGAGAGATTTACCACTTGCAGTGGGTGATAATAACAACTGTCTACCGTACTGTATCGCAGTGTTAAACGCATCTAATTGGTAGTCTCTAGGTTCAAAGGGTAATCCCCAACTCTTCAGTTCACCATTCTTAGATATGTCTTTTTTGTGTTTATGGCCTAGAACTTCTTGAACACCTGAGAAATTAAAACCACGTTCTCTACAGAACTCATCTACGTATGGAAGAAGTCCTATGTAAATTTTATTTGTTTTAATTGAAAATAACCGCACCTTACCATCCCACATTCGATTCTTGAATGACGGCATGAACTTGGCATTAGGAACATCGAATGAGAAAAACTCAAACAAGTCTCTTGCTAACCCTTTATCACAATGGACTTGCATGAAAACTTCATCGACCTTTGTGACGGTTACATCATTAGACATATTTCTGTCCTACTACCCAACCAACCATAGACTTTCTAGTACCTGTAACTACTGGCGTTACTTGGTGGTATAGGAATGATGGGAAAATAATCATGGAACCTATAGACTTCCCACTGTGGGGCACGGTATTTACCGCATTTTGTAAATCAACGTTTAGTTTGTCACCCATGGAATTGAATTGATCATTAGGTGTTAGGTACTGAAAGTTCCCCCCATTATAATCATCAACATCTGATAACTGTATCGAGAAACTCAACTTTCGAATTCTACCGCAAGGCTGCGGATTTGGCCCAGCATCTGTGTGCCAAGTGTAGAACCCATTCTTTTGTTTTTTCTGCGCCTTATAGATAGTGTACTGTAAATTTTCCAAGTCTTCTACCTGAAAATTCCAGTCATAGTCCATGTTAGCCTGGTAAACAAAACTCATAGCCTTGTCGTAGAAATGCTTGTGTTTAACTGACATAACAGAATTATCAAACCACTTGATCTCAGAAGTTCTGACAGCATTATCTTCTGTACCCGACATGGCATGATCAACAGTCTCACCGACTTGGGCTGGCATAGTTTCAATACTCTCAGCTGCTTTGTTAATGTCATCAATCTCAGCTTTAGTAAATGCGTTGGGTATTATTGCACAGTAGTTATGATATATCATATTATTGCCCCGCCATAAATTTACGCCAATCTATCGTGTTCTTTATTGTTTGATGTCTCCAAGTGATGTTAGTCATACACTCTTTAAGGAAATCGATGGTTATTTTGAGATATTCTAGTTTAGCTTTCACCTCTTGCAAATCCTTATCGGAGTTGAAAAAGTAATGCATATCACCCTTCATGATCTTAAGACCATCAAACGGATCGTCTGCCCAACCTCGTGATTTAATATCTTCGACAGACAATTTACCATTGAACCACAACCACTTATCTTTCAACAGTGCGTTATATTTAAACTCCCACTGTCTTAACAGCATGAGTTTGTTTGTCAAATGGTCTTGGTATTTGGCGTGCAACTTTGGCACTTCAAGGGACGCATTATCTAGTTCGATATCATCTATCTCTGTATCTTTAGCCCATTCGAGCTTCAATTCATCTAAGTTCATAATCCATAATATATGTTGACCCTAATAGGGTGGTTTCTAACTAGTCGACTCGATTGTGTAATATGTAAATCTAAAGTCAACCGAACAAGTTACAGGTTCAGCCTCTGCCCCTGATTGCAATTCCAATGACCCCAAACTTGTTGGAAAGCAGTCATAGAACCTAAAGTATTTATTAGGTATATTTTTGTTAGTATTTGTAACCAATGTTATCTGAGAGTACTGAGCAAGATCATCATTTATCGCACCAAGTTGATCATATGAAGCTTTAGTAGTTCCTGAGATTTTAGCAAAATCAGCACTGTCTGAAATAGGAACAATAGCACCCATCCAGTCATATATCTCTTTGAAATTTTCTAAATCCTCATCTACAATAAATGTTATTGTTAGATTTCCAAACTCCACCTTATCGCCTGGGAAAAATGCGTCAACACCCACTCGTGTTGGCATATTAACTTCCACAAAACTTAAACTAGGAATATTGACAGTTTGTACATAGTACTCTACTGTAGGAACTTTATCTATCAACAGACGAAAGTTGTTCTTGTTTAAAATTGATTTGTTAATCGTAGCCATATTCTCGTTACTCGTTTAGTTTCAGGATTCGTCTAGATGATACATTGTCATTATAGTCATTTCCCACATATTCTCTGAGGGCGGTCTCTTCACATAAGTGCCCATCAGCGATAAACGTAGTAGTTACCTTTCTCGATAACACCTTGTGTGTTTGTTCTGACCCCTCCTTAAATACCATTCTTTCCCATGGCCCTTCAAGGACGTTTACTGTTTTTGTATATTCTGACATAATTTTCCTGTACTACTATTTATAATGAATGATTCATTATCTTACCTTTTATTTAGGCGCTAAAAAAAAGGACTCCGAAGAGTCCTTTTTAAGTTCTAAACCTAAAACAGATTTATAGGATGTTTGTAACAGCCATTTTTCTGTAGTAAGGGTTCGTTCCAGCAGTTGCCAGTCCACTAACAGGTATATTACCTACGAATGGGTTAGACTGCATACCATATCTAGTTTTGAA